GTTGAACTCTTGCGTTGCAGGTCTTGATGAAAAACTAGAACCAACTTGATTACCTATGTGTGGCATTACTCCTCCTACGTGCTAATAGCGTCCACTACAGACACCCAAACATCTGCACTGCTTGCTGTGTTACTTTTTACTTTTAGTACATCACCAGACTGCATCACGACTTTTGCTCCACCGTCTAATATCTGTAGTGCTGATCCTGCAGGTATAGGTGCATCTTTAATTAGATGATGATCAACAGAACTTACGGTAATGTAAACCTCAACTGTAATCTGCGAGGAGGTTACATTTGCCACCATAATACCAACTATAGCGTCATCTGAGTCTGCTGTTCGTAAAGTCGTTTCTCCTGTGCCTACACCGTTGGCTATGTTTCGTTCAAAGTCCTGTGCCATATACTCTCCTTTACAATGCTATCGC